TTTAAATAATTCGTCGAACTCGTCGTCAATGCTTGCTTTAGGTTTAGCGTTTAAAGCAAACGATGCTGGTTTATTAGCAGGAGCTGGTGCTTCTACTACGGGTGCAGTAGGTGCAGCTGGAGTTGCTGGTTCATCAGTAGCAGCTTCAGGGTGTAGCCAACTTAACAAAGATTCTTTCATCTCATCATAAGAATATTTCTTAAAGATAGTGAATACCTCTGGTTGAGTATTTAACCACTTTTCTACTTCTGCTGCTTCTTCTGATAAAGGAGTAGTTTTAGTACGAACACGTACTTTAGATTGGTTATAACCAGTACCGTTAGCAGCTGCATCGGTAGTTTCGATCGTAATATCACGACCCTCAATTACGTCTGTGTAATCTCCTACATCAGGATCGTCAGCTAATGATAATAATTCAGCATAAATTTGCTTACCGAACTCCCATAAGCGTACGCCCTTCTCTTCTTCACCTCTAACGATGACAGGAGCGAATACACGCATCTTAGGTTCTAATTTCTTAGACATAACCCAGTTCTCTTTATCTCCTGCTGTAGCTAATTGCTTAGCAAATTCAACAATTGGATCTTTTTCACCGAAGTTAACTAATGAAATCATAGTACGGTTACCAATACCGTAATGTACTAATACTTCCTTAAAAGGATTTGATCTGTCCCATGTTGCAGGAACGATACGAACGCTGTGTTTACCCACAGTAGGTTTCCATAAGATCAAGGACATGTCTCTTTTTTGACCGCCTGACTTTTGGTTCTGTAACGAGTTAAGTTTCGACTTAATCGCAGATAGGTCCATTGCCATAACTTATTGTTTTAGTTTAAAATTTACTTTATAAGGAAATGTAAGTAAAAAAATCCGAACTAGCAACTTATAAGTTAACTATTTTGTGGATTTTTGTAGAAAGTTTTCTTAAGTCGTCGCCTTGAGTTAGAAGTACAGTATTTCTGTAATTCTGCCACTCTACTCTAAAGGACGTGTCTAAGATTCCCTCGTTTAGGGATTTAATTAGAAGGTTTAAACTGTTAATCGTGTATAACGTATTAGTTTCCTTCTTTCTATGTAAAAGTATTGTATTTGGAAGTACTCTTGTATTAGTACTTTGAACTTCAATATTGTAAGTGCACAAAAATTCATCAGAATCTTCAGATTCTAATACAAATATCTTTCCGTACATGATTACGTATTCGGATTTAATCGTATCTAAAACCTCTTCTAGCTTGTCTTTAGGAGAGAATGTGCAAAATAACTTATTCTTCAATTGATCTTGTGTTAACTGTATAAATTCCATAATAAATAGTTCGTTCTTAGTGTTAAAAGTTATAGTTATTGCTTTTTTTAGCCTTTACCTTAAATCTATCCGCTTCTAGGATATCTTTAATATGAGATAGGGTACCTTTTCCGTCTGATGCTGCATAATCAATTAATATCGAATCGTATACAACTAAAAGCACTTTGCTTTGTTTATCTTGAAGATAGCTTTTTAGCTTATCTAGTTTTTTAACGTTGTTTACTGTCTCTAAACATTGAATATAGTAGTTAAATAGCTTTTGAGGATTAGCATTCTCTAGTGTAAGTCTTCTTTTATTCGGTAATTCCAAAAAACCGCTTCCTTTATAGGTAGTCCACATGGCATCTACTGCGATTGCTACGTCTTTAAAGAATTCAATGTGCTTATACTCATCCTCTACTCCGTTATACATCTGTCTGAACGTAATTTTCTTAGCTTCTTGATATTCTTCAGACGTTAATTCGTCTTTTTCAAAGTACTGCTTACCTAAATACTCGTGAATTGACTCATTTTGCGGTATTTCAGTTCCCATTTTATTGGCAATCAACCTTAAATGATATCCGTCAAAATCAAACTCTACAAAAGCATCGTTTTCCGGTATAAAAGCCGTTCTAGAGCCATTTTCTTTATTAAAAGCAAGGAAGTTTATACTATTAAATGCGTTAGTAGGACGTGAAGTAATATTATACAGGTTATAACTCGAATAAACCCTACTATCCCTTAAAGATCTCCCTTTCCAAGGAGTTTCAAAGTACTTATCAAAGAGCTTTTCATCTACTAAGATTCCCTGCTCTTCTACCCATTTATACACTTCAGTGTATTTGTTCTGCCATTCAGCATTTGACTCTCTTCCTGCATAGTCTTTAACCATTTCAAACATACATTCACATCTTTCGTAATGCTTTGAGATCGGAATAAAGGTATTTACCTGTGAGGAATATTTAAACTTCTCGTAGTAGTCTAAATGTACAGGTGTATAGCATTGTACGTCTGGAATTTTACCTTCTATATCAAGTACAGTAAAGAATAAATCAATTCCGTTAGTTAGATTTAAAAAATAAGAATGCCATTTTTTATCTAATAAGTATATTTTAGGGATACCTTTTAAAAAGGTCTGAATTTGATCGATAGAGAGGGAAAAGGCTTCTGAATGGTTAATTGGAATAATATATCCTTTCTTAAAATCATTATAGTATAAGACGCACGGTGTAGTTAAAGCTGGATGAGTATGTTCAGAAAGAGCCATTAACTCAACAAAGCATTTTTCAGGTCTAGGCAGCTGTGAAAGCTGTTCTTCGGTCTCAACAATGAAATACATAACTTTTATTTACAGTAAATATACTACATACTTCCCGAAGTAGCAACTGATACTTCAGTTATTTTTGCAAATTTAGTATAATCCCCTCCAATATACTCTACAATACCTCTAAAGCTTTTTTGTTTTGCTTCTGTTACACGTTTATTAGTAGTGTAAACCCCTCCTATAATTTGATACTGAGATTTTCTTGTATCGTACGTTGGTCCTGTTAATTGCCAAAGCATATCTGCAGTTTCGTACGATAGTAGTCCCTTATCAACATTTCCATTTCCTACTTGAGCCCAGTCTTGCTCTGAAATCTCCATAATAAACCCTGTTCCAGATACTTTTTTAGCAAAGTACCTTGTAAAATAACCTCTTGCGTAATCACCATCTATTGGTATAGGTATGTAAGGGTTTAATTCTATTAAACTACCGGCAAGTTGTCTATTTGCTTGATCATAAGCAGCAGAAGAACTAGGTATTACAGTTATATTATTAATAGGATTGGTAAGAACAGTATTAGTCTTATTACGTGCCCTAAAAAGGCTTATCGGAATTAATTCTATATTTGTTCCTAAGGCTGGAGTTATACCTGTAAAAAATTTGTTATTGTAAGTTGCATAATATCTCCCGGCATAGGTAGTTCCGTCAGGTAATACAAATTCATTACCTCTAGTATACTTGTTTGTCTCTACTCTACTCAATGGATAATACTTTAACGACATACTCTATATAGTTATACCTATTATTTTATAATATTCTCTTAAATAAGGTAAAGCATCTGGCGATGTCTCCTTCCATTTATTTGTATGCCATAAATCATACTCTGCTAATGCTTTATTTACTATGCTAGTTGTATCACCTTGAGGAGGTCTAAGTACTACAAAGTAATCAGTTTTTCCTAACTGCCCTCCACTTAATGCAAGACTCTTTTTCCCTACAGTATTACCCACATTACCTCCAATTCCTGTAGCTACGTTACCGTTTACAGCAGTTATAATATCTCCATGACCTGCTCCCGACCAAGTTCTGGTCGTAAAAGTCAGAGTATTTCCATTTCTATTTGCTACTACTAGATCTCCTGCTTGAATTTTGGTCTTACCTGGATCTAAGACCTGCCAGCCGTTAGGTTTACTTCTTAGAGCTTGCGCATATTCACTATGATACGAATTATAAGGAAAATTACTTACTCCTGCCTGTTTCATTACATAACTAATAAAGCCAGCACTCCACGGGTACTTGCTGTTAAATTCATCGCTTAGTGTAGTTATAGAAGCTAAAGATATTTGTAAGGCATCTGATCTTTTTCCAGGTGTTTCTATTAGTACTGGTGTTTTTAATTTTATCATCTGTCCTTTTATCTTAGTTAGCCATTCATTATTTTGAATAGTATGTACTAACCCAGTTACAATAAAGGCAATTTTAGTCTTACCGCCTTCTCCTTGGTAGGTATAAGGCAACCTATCATTTGGAACAGTAAAACCATTCATCATCATTATACCGCTTATACCGTCTACTGTCAACTCTAACTCAAGAGGTATGTACGGAGAGGCACTAGTTAGGGGATTTGATGATTTTGCTTTAGACATTCTTTCAAGGTAGTAGTTCTTAGCGGCTTCGATATTTTTAGGGTTATACCCTTCAAATTTACCATATAAACATTGTACGTGACTATTAAATAAATCTGCTGCTTCCTGGTCAGAAGTAGCTCCGCTTTTGTTTACTACAGTAGCATTATTTCCTATAGTAGGATCTTCTTTTGATCGGGAATACCTATCTTCATAAAACGTATTTAAGTGGCTATACGGAGAATGGTCTTTAGAGTTTACTGATCCTGTTTCTGCTTGTGCAGATATTGCAATTTTACTTGCTAATTTAGAAGAAATTACAGTATTAAGGCGAAATTCTCTCGTTATACTCTTTGTTCCTACTATTGATATTGATCCTGGTGCTTCTGGAGATGCAATAATAGATCCGTCTAAAGGTAATTGTCCGGAAGTTACGGGAGTAGTAGCATTTTTTGCACCTTGTTCTGTCTGACTTAATACTGTATCTTTTAAAGGTACCCATTGGTCATCTACTATTTGTATCGTATTAGATTCATCTAGATAACTAACTCTAAAAGAGTTTACTCCTCCTAAACACTTATTAATATCTATTAGAATTTGATCTAAAAAAGGCTTAAGGTTGACTGCATGTTCAGGATCGTTTCTTGACATATTAAGGCATAGATCTAATAGGTACTGTGTATTTACAAGTATACTCATTAGATTGCCTTTATATTTAGCAGAATCTGTTCCATCATTTGTCGTAAAACTTGCTCCTCCTTTTTCAAGGTCTTGTGTTACTACGTTATTTGTCTCTGTATTAAAAAGCGGTGGGGAAAGTTTTTTTATAATCTCATCAGTAGTAAAAAGTTTTCTATAGTATTTTTGACCTTTTTGCATAGGGATCATACATATAGTAGGATCTATAGAAAACTGTTGAGGTATAGTAAAGCAAAAATTAGTTGTTGGATTAAAATCAATGTAAATAAAAGGATGCTTTTTAGTGCCTATTGGGTTTGTACTTACAGCTGGTGCACCTGTTTTACGAGATTGGTTAGAATCGTAAATTAAACACATATTATTTAAAAACGCAAGTAAGTATCCGAGAGTTATGTATGTTGGAGATCTAACATCATTTACAACACCTTCTACTCCGCCCTGTTTGTATTTTATAACATAAGCTTTGCAAAGGGCTTTAAAATCTACAGCATCAACTTTCTTATACGTCTCTACTGAGCTATCCCCTATTATAGCACTACTAAAGCCTTTTATTGCATAATTTAATAACTTAAATTCTGTAAAATTTTCACCTTTAACTATTGTAAAGTCTGGGTTAGTTGTTTTACCTGTTGCATCAAAGACATTATTTAGAGCTCCATCTGTATAAAACTTTCTTGTAGTTTCTAAGATATCATGTACATAGACTCCTGTCTTCTTTAATGCTGCTGCTTGTGCTTGTGCTTGTACGATTGTAAGCATGGCTTGTAAAGCGGAACTAAATCCTTCAGGAGATTTTGTTTGAGCTATATCCGCCTGTGTTATAGTAGTGTCTGCAGTTCCGGTATTTGCTGAAGTAGCTCTATTACCGGTTGCGTCATACTTCTTACCGTTTACTTTAAAATCGTAAAAAGGAGTAAGGTTATTAGTAGTTATAGTTAGTGTAACGGGTACTGATGGAGCTACATTATTAGCGCGGGTAATTGCTGGGTATTCCTTTCCTTTAAAATCGGCAGTAACATCTGCTTGCTCTTTTGGGCCGTTATACGCAACGTTAGGTACTTTGATACCGGTCCAGGTTGCAGTAATTGTAAAGTCATTATCTAAAATAGGGGCGACACTATTGGCTTTTTTATTGCCATTATGTTTTAGACTTATCGCAGGATAAATCACTGAATTGGCTCCTCCAAGCCATTGATCTATTGCAGTAGTTACTTGATTTGCGGTAGGTGAATAGTTAACCCATTCTGCAGGCACGTTTACTGTTATCTTTAGGTCAACATATCCTACAATATACTGCTCTACTGTGGAATTCGGGTTATCTTCCTGATAAAACGGTTTGTCGTATCGAGTTCCGTACGTTGTACTAACTAAGTCTGGCCAACCCTCGTAGCCTGTAGTTCCTTCTATCTTACCAGGAATAGGTACTTCTCTACCCTTTGGACCGAGTTGGTAAGTAGCTATAGCTCCTATCGCTTTATTTAAATATGAACCTTTTAAATCAAAAAATAAATCTAATGCGTCAGTCTCTTTACCTGTTCCATCGTCATATCCAAATGTTGCTTCTTTTAGTAGTCTATTAAGTACAGTAAGATCTAAGCTTGCACCTAAGGTGTCTGAAGTTTGTACTCTTAAAAATTCAGTAAGGTGTCTTATATAAAAGCCTGCGAACTTTTTAATATATCCTGCTTTTACGGCTGGATCTGTAAATACATTAAACGCACTATCTGGGATAAAGACGACCCATTCGGTGCCAGAAAGAGGTCCGTCTATACTTCCAAATGCTTTAGCTTCTAAGGCCTCTACAGTAGGTATTGGAAATCCGTATTCAATTAAAAACTTTGTATAGGTATATGTACTCTCCTTATGTATGTACTTATGTATAAGCTTATAAAGCTCGGTAAGAGATGTTGATGCAGCTTCTGGAGGCTCTGCAGGTTTTACTTGTGCATTTGCAGATCCGGCAGCTAATTGAGCTGCAAGATCTTCGTTAATTTTTTTCTGTATAGCTATCTGTTTTAAGATATACTCTTGAAGTCTTTCATATTCTTCAATCTGTCCAGCTGGTAAAGTATAGGATTGATTTGCTTTCGTTGAATCCATTATAGCACCATGACCTATCAACTTTACAGTACAGTCGTAGCCTCCATCTTGAGTGGCATTAAAGTTAAATCCGGTTACTATACCGTACATTCCTCCGTAATTTCCGTCTGTCTCTCTCGTCTTGGTATTAATTTTAGTTATTATATCTTCTTTTCTTAAATTATCATTAAAAAGCCCTTCAATTCCGTATATATTATCTGTTTGAAAGGTACCGTCATTAAGGTAGTACTGTGTATGTCCCCATTCGAGTATCATAGAATAACCTAACCTAAAATAAAGAGCTTCAATAACATTAAGCTGGTTTAAATTGTTAACTCTAAAATTAACGGTAGCTTGTCTTAATGAACCTAAACGTCCTAAAGTTTCTATTGTTACAGAAGTTAGACCAGGCATTGGAACAAATCCTAGTTCTGTCGTACCTCCGAGACCGTAAGCACCTAATGTAACACCTGTAAGATTTGCTCTATTATCTGCACTTATTCCTTCTCTTAAGTTAATCCCGTCCCCAACTTGTACAGAAGTGCCTGCTTCAAGTATCCAATCCTGTGCTAAACTATCTTCTTTATCAAGTAGTCCTGTTCCTAGAGCATTATATATTTGCTTAGTTGTAACGTCGTATGGCTTAGCTGCTTTTTCATTCTCATTAATTTTTTCTAAAGTTCTACCAATTACATTAACAGAGGATGCAAGACGTACCCATGCTGTTTTATTGGCTAAAAATAAAACCTCTTCAAGACCCCTTTTATTTTCTGCTGTTCCGCCAGTACTGTTACGATTAGCTCTTATATCAAACTGAGATAAGACATAGCTTCGAAAAGGAGCGCCGAGAACATTGGATAATTTTATATTAGAATCCATTATTTACAGAATTATAATTGTTTAGTATTATTTTAAGGTTGATTGGAATTCTTAATTGAATACCAATAGGAGGGTATATTGAATCCCCGGGTAAAGCGTTTGCTGATGCAATAACCCACCACAGACTTGAATCCTGATAGAAGTCTTGTGCGATTAAATCTAATCGATCATTAACTGTTGTAATAACATAATAATCAGAATTAGTTGGCTGTACTTCTGGGTAGATGTTAGTCTCGTAGTAAGTACTTCCGGTTAAATTTAGTCTTGTGACAGGTATATTTTTATATCTTGATTGCATTATTACTGTGTTTGACTTGCTTGGTTAATAACACCTTGAGCTACTACTGCGGTTGATTGTAAGAAATCTCCGTTATTTGCAAGCAACGGTACAAAGTTGTTATTTAGAGTTACTCTTCGCGGTAATATATCCATAATAGGTTTAAAGCTACATTGTACTGAAACCATATGAGGTAATTGTCTTACGTCATCTTCTCCTTGCTTAATACCTGTTGTTGCTTCAGTTCGAAAGGCTTGAGCAGTAGTAGCAGGATCTCCTGAGTTTATAAATTCGTTTAATTGAATTTCCCAAGGCGTGTTACCATTATCAATAGTCACGTTTACACTCTCTAAAAAACCCGGTACTCTATAAAGATAATCACCAATTGTCAATTTAACAACACTTCCGCGCATTAAATTATAAGTTGCAGAATAGTCAGGATACACTTGTGATACGAGATGATTTAGCTTTTGATACATTGGTTTAAGTTCTTGTCTACTTTGCGCAAACATTTTAAAGCTAAAGCCAATACTTCTATCAAATCCTTGGTAAGTTCTAAAAGTCTCACCTCTACCCACATACTTAAACGTATTATAACTAGCTTGATTACTATCACTAATTTGGCCATCTAGAAAAGCTCTGAAAACTAAAGCTGCAGCAGTTGACCCGTCAGGATCATCGTTATCTATACACTCAAAAGCAAATTTTATAATATCGTTTGTAGCTAAAAGATTTCCCTTATCGTCTTCTAGATCCCAAGGCTTTTGATTGCTTGTATTAAAGTAAAAAGGTGCTAAAGCATTTAACTTATCTACACCGGTATTATTAGTAGTATCAGTATAGTTAACTCTAGCTCTAGGTGCGCCTGGATTACCAATATTTAACCTTGTAACTATATCGGTTTTAGCTCCGTAGTTATCCGCATTGTACGGAATAACTGGTGTTTGTCCGTCGTTTGTTTGCTTTCTAAAGTCTTGAATCTTAGCCTGAGTTGGTGATCCAGGATTAGTTGTACGAGTATCTTGTGCAGCAAGCTGTTGATATGTAAATGCTATAGCAGAGTAAGGGCGTTGAATTCCTGCTACAGTAAATCCATTAGTGTATTCTATTTTTGCAGCATCGGTATCTGTATATCTAAAAATTCTTGTAAAGCCATCTCCGTAAGTAGAGCCTGGACCTCCTGGATAATTGAATAATTGATTTTGTATAGATGAAATACCTAATCTATCTACTAGAAGAGGGTCAATTCCTATAGCATAAGTTGTATCTGAGCTTACAAGAAAGTTTTTATTGCTTATTAACTTTAAAGCACGTAAAATAGAAAGTCTATTAGTGGCTGTTGTATTGTTTTGAGGTGCACCTACAATGTATTGATAAGTTTGTCGTACAGATTCATATACACTAGGGCTATTACCGTGTCTATTAAAGTGAGTTCCAGTACCTTGAACACCTACCTGTGCAATAGTATTTGCGGGATTGTATACTTGTGTAACGGGTATAACTGCATTGCCTAAGGATAATCCTACAAACTGTAATGAATTAGGTACTTGAGTTTTAGGATTAGTTAACTGTAATCCTTTTTGTTTTTGTATAAAAGCAGTACCTTGTGGTGCAGATTTAAAAAACCTCTTTATACGTTCAGTATCTATTACTGCTGCCTTAGTAGTATATGTTCCATTTACTAGAGAGCTTATCGCTCCCCCTCTTACTGGGTAATCTAAGCTAGTTCTATTAAGCTCATAAAAGTCTTTAAAATCCGTAGGGGTATTAACAGTCTCAATAGGAGCTTGAATAAATGGTTGACCGCTATCTCCGCCTCCAGGCTGATCCATGCCAAATCGTAAGCTAGTAAGGTTTGTCTTGAAGTTAATTAACGGCATCTTATGATTTATTAGAGGCTTTTAAGAAATCTAAATATGTTGGTTGTGGTTTTGCGCCATAAGTAACGTCTAGTGGATTCTGACTTACAGGGATTACAGAGGAAGCTAAAAGAACGGAAGAGCCTCTTAATACTGTCGCTACGTTTTGAGGAGTTCCTTCGAACTGTCCTGTAAGGTTAGTTTTACCTTGCTTACTTAACTGCGAATTCTTTATTTGACCTAATACTGACATTTTAGACTACGTTTAATTGCTGTTGATTAGCATTTTTAAAGATAATTTGACCTATTTTAGCTCCATCTATATAAACATCTCCTGTACTTTTACCGTTTCCAGAAGTTACATTTGTTCCTGAAGGTGTATAAGAGGTTGAACTACTTGCAGTTGAAGAAGCTGGAGTTGATGCAGCGCTCATACCAGTGCTAGGTATTGAGGTAGTACTGCTAGGCATTGCAGTTGTTTCGCCTCCTCCTCCTGCTCCGCTAGCACCGGTATCCCCTGGAGCTCCTAAACTATCCATTCCGCTCATTGATGAATTATAGGCTAAGTACCCCATTAACGTTGCGAATGCTGCTGCACCTACTGCTATAGCGCCTGGCCCTAAATAGGCTGATCCTGCTGTTACAGAACTTGCTGCACCAGCAGCTTTTGTTGTCGCTATAGCTGTTTCCCCTGCTAAACGAGAGGCCATTGTACTAAGCTCTTGCCTACTCATTGCTAAGTTTATAGCGTTTGCTGTTTTTATAGCAAAGCTATATGATGCTGCTGCTGCTAATAGACCGACAATGCCTGCAAATACTGTTTTAAGATTTTTCATGTTAGCTAACCAATCAGCGACTTTAGTAATCATTGGAAGCAGTACAGTTGCCATTTGTGCAATAGAATTTTTAATAGCATCCATTGTAGCAGCAAGTTTTTCTGATACTGAGGCTTGTTGTGCACTATTTACTGCTTCTTCTCCTAATGTAGCTACTATTTGCTGTCTTGTTTTGTGTTGTGCAACTAGTATATCATACTGAGTACGTAAATCAGCGCCTGCAGCTTCACCTAGTACTTTTGCTTTTTCTTGATCTCTGAACATTTCTGCAATTGAATCTCTACTCATACCTATGGCTTCCGCTTTAGCTCTCTGTGAGATAGAATCTAATTGATTCCATTTTGCATTATCGCCGATAAGTCTATTAAGCTCTACCATTAGCCCTTTAGTATCATGAGAAAGGGCAAGCTGTCTTGCTTTAGATAACTCTAAATTTTCGCCTGTTAGTACTTCGGCTTCAAATTGCTTTTGTATACTAGTTTCAAAATCTAAAAACTGATCTTGAGTTGCATTAATTTTATCAAGAGTAGTACCTAATGCTTTGGCTTGTATTACTGCTCCTGTTAACTCTTTATAATTACCTCTAAAATTTTGATATACGGTTGCAGATACTTTGCCGACTTCTTCTAGTACCTGCTTTTCTGATAATTCTAATTTAACTCTTGCACCAGTTTCTTTAGTAATACCTGAGATGGTTTTATAAGTTCCCATTAGAGTATCTCCTGATTTTTTAGCAGCAAACTGTAGTAATGCCATACTTTCAGCAGAAGCGCCAGTACGTCTTTCAATTAGAGCGGTACTTAAGTTAAACTCTTGACTTTGTTTAACAATAAACCCTAACTGATTCTGTACACCTTCGTATGATTTTTCTAATTGATCGGCAGTTACACCTAATTGTAAGTTAGCTTTTGCAAGCTCTATGAAACCAGTCCTTAATTCTTTTCCTCTAGCTACACTAACTCCTAAATTTTTAGCTGTTTCAAACTGTTTAGATTCAAAGTCGGCAGCTAATTTAGCAAGAGCAATAAATCCAGTCACTATACCAGGGAGGACTGTTGTAAGGTCTGTTAAGCTATCGCCTGCTGTTTTAAAAGTTTCTTTTATTCCAGCGCCCATTACTCCAAGCTGCCCTTTCCCTTCACCGGCTGCTTTTTGCATTTTTTCAAGAATCTTTTCTGCATTGACAAGTTGTCCTACAATAGGTACTTGTGCAAGACCTTTAAAGATTTTACCGAGATTACCCATAGAAGATTCGATCTTTCTTGCGTACATCTCTTGCTGTGCATATACTGCTAATTGTTCTTTCTGCTTTTCTTTAAGCTCTCTTGTCATCTTAAGGAAAGTGCTTGCAGAGATTAATTGGTTCTTTCGAGCATTTTTAATATCTATCTCTGCTTGTGCAGTTCTCTTTAAAAATTCGTTTTTTTGCTTAGTTATATCTCTTTCCTTAATAGACCCGTCTGCTATAGCTATCTGTGTTTTTAAGATATCTTGGCTAGATTTAGCCATGCTCTGAAGATCTTTATTAATACCAGAAGCAACTGATTTTCCCCAATCTCTAGTCTGTCTAGCAGCATCCGATAGGTTATCGTTAATTTCGTCTTTAAGAAGTCTGCCTATACTCTCAAAAGAATCTTTTAGTATTTCTACTGTTTCTTTTAACTGTTCAAATTTTTCATTAGTCTTTCCAGCTTCGTCAGAAGTATTTCCGCCACCACCAGTTGAAGTAGCCATGTAAAATTTACGTAGTAAGTCCATGTATATAAATAGAGAAAGTGCCTATTTTTTAGACACTTTGCTCGTATATGTAGGTATTGCTTTAGTTGAGTTTGGAATTCCTGGTTTTGCTAGAGGTTTATTAGCTGTAACTAATTTTCCTTTGTTACTAGCTTGATCGTTTGCTTCTTGCTGTTTTTCGTAAAAATCATTCATAGTTTTATAAGTGAAATTACGTAGCCAAATAGGCATATTATATACAGTCTCCCAATTATAACCTCCTTTTCCGTAGAATACTATCTCATGTATTTGGGTAAAGAGAGCGGATCTATACTCCTGTGGAAGGATAAAAAAAGGAAGCTTCTATTGGTAGATCTACACCCTCCTGTGTGTAGCCGTCTGAACCGACAAAAGTAAAAGTTAAGTTTAGGTCTGGAGTTATTTTTCTCATATAATTTCTTAAAGCTCTAGCATCGGTAGCTAATAAGTAGGTATCTACAAACTCTCTAATGTCTTTCTTGTCTCTACTACCGTTAATTGATACGATAGATTGTTTTAGTCTTGTAGTAACGTCTGCAGATAAGTTAATTTTTTTAAGTCCCTTTAATTCAATTTCAATCTGCTTTTCATCTCTATGAGTTAGTATTTTAAAAATAATTTCGTTTTTAGACTGAGGTAAGGTGAATGTAAACTCATTTAAATTCTTACATAAATCGTAATCAACTTCTTTATTCTTTATTTCTGCAAGATCGATAGTAATAAGCTCTTCCTCTCCTGTAATCGGATGAGGATACTTAGTTTGGTAGTCTTTACCGTAACCTAAAATACGTGCTGCAATTAAAATTGCATTTTTATCACCTACTGTTAAGTCGTCGTAGTTAATTTTAGATACAATAAGGGATTGAAATAATTTATCAAATACTACTCCTTGACGGATATAGTTTTGATTAGATAAAATATCCTCTTCTTTAGCAGTCATGTATTTCATTTCGATTTTGCCAGAAGATAAAGGATTCTCTAAAGGATACAAAAGTCCTTTTGAAGGTAGTTCAACAGTCTCTGTAGGGAGACTCATTTTTGGTTGGTTTTCCATAATCTTAATTTAGTTATATATCAATAAATATCTAAGATATAGCTTTTTTACATAAAAAAACCGCCAAAAAGGCGGCTTTCTTAATATTCTTAATCGATTAGTAGTTAAGGATACAATAATCCATTCCTATACCTAATTCAATTGTGATAGCGTCTTGATTAGACCAATCGTAAGAACCAAAGTTTGATGTCTTAACGAAAGCTCCTTTGATAATCCACTCTGATACTACATCGCCTACTGGTCCTAAGATAGATAAGTTAAGGTCTTTTTTGTAGAAGTCAGAATAACCATCACGGCCAGTTACTGATTCATGTGATAAACGAATCCACTCCATTACGGCTTGTTGACCTGAAGGAGAGATTGGGTTGTATAAGTTTAAAGTCATATCTTGCCACTCAGCCTTACCCTTAATCTTACGGTAAACGTTGATATGGTCGATTTTAACTTCGTTCAAGTTGATGTTTGGTGCAGTTGCACTTTTGATCATAAATGAAGGGATACCGTCAATATACATGATGAAACGGTTCTGAACGGTTGGTTCAAAGGCCGTAAACATAATTTCATTTGGATCTAATACTGGCATTTTATTCTATGTTTTATATAAATATCTATTAATGCAAAACTTATTAACGGCAATGATGCATGGAAACTACTGTATATTCACCTTCGTCATTATATCTACGGCATTCACCGTTTCTTACTTCGTAATGGTGCTCATATTCCTTTAAAGTATCTTCATTCGGACCGAAAGTCTTACCTGGATTTACTGAATGTGTTTCTCCTGGTTGATTACCGCCTACTTTTCTATCCATGTGTGCAGAAGCAGCACCGCCTACAGCTTTATAAGCTTGCTTAAAACCGTCAATACCTTTAAGGTTATTATCTTTCATATATGCTACGATATCCTTAATGATAGCTGCTGTAAGGACTACTCCTGGAATTAAACCAACTAATGCTGCAATACCTTCGCTAGAGATTTCGTTTTGTGGACCAAAAGTTTTACTTGTATCAACACCATGTCCTTGACCAGGTGTGTTGCCTCCCATCTGTTTATCTATAGCACCGCTAAGTTTTTGAGCTGCTTTAAAACTTTTTGGGTGTTTTTTCTCCCACCACTTGTGCATTTTATCGATAGCAAGAGGTGCTAATCCAATAGCTGCCATACCTGCTGCGATAGCTTCCCAAGATGTAGCTGGATCTATTTCGTTTAATTGACCTTCTTCTGCTACATTCATCTCCATTTCTTTCATCTTCTCCATCTTCTTAGTATCTGCTTGAGCATGTACTTCTCCCATCATCGCTTCGGCGTCAGTTTTTTGAACTTCCGGAGAAGTTGCTTGAGACTTAGATTGCTTCGGTGTCTTAGGTTGTTTAACTGCTACAGTATAACCGTCGTTAGCTTTTGCTTCTTTAAGAATCTCTTTTGTCAGAGATTCAAACAATTGCTTAGATAAATGTAATCTAACTTTTGTATTATTCTTCATCGAGTTGTTTTTTTATTCTTTATTAACCGAATGTTACTCCAGTTGGTAATACGTTGAAATCTAATTGGATGTATTCAGCTGTTCTAGTTGGCTGTAAGTAGATAGCACCTACAAGTAAGTTTCTATCGATTACATCTGGTGTGTTATTGGTTTCGTCCATTACCACTCTGAATGCATATAAACCTTGTCTCTGTTGTACATACTCTAAGTAAGGGTTAACTTGAGATAAGAATTTATTTCTAGTTACAGCAGTATTTTGTTCAAATACTAATGTTTCTGCAATTTGACCAATATATCCCTTCAATGCGATTAATAAACGTCTTACATTTACTCTATCTAAAGCAGAAGCTCTAGCTTGTAAAGTCTTTTGACCATATACTACTGTACCTTGACCTGGGAATACTGCGATTGGGTTTACTTTACCTGTATATAAAGTGTTTCTTTGTGCTACTGTTAATCTTCTTTCTGGCTGGATTACTGTTGGTAAACCTCCTCTGTTAAGACCTGCAGGTGCAAACCACTCAGCAGATACTTTATCATTGTATTCATATACTCCTGGGATAATAGTAGAGGCCGGTACGAAGTTTAATCTACCTGTTTCTTGGGATCTTACTTGAACCCAAGGCCAATATGTAGCACCGTATGAATTATCGTAAGATTGAGCTCCAGTAGTTACTGCTGTAATATTTTGATTGTATCCAACCATGTCAACTACTGCAATAGCATCACCGCGGTTTTGAACCGTGCTTAATAAAGTAGATACTTGACTTGCAGCGTTCTGATTAGTAATACCTGGTGCGTAAATTGCGTTATAAGCATAGGCATCTGAATTTGCAAGTAAGCTAATTGCGACGTCGTAGTCATTATTAACTAGACCTTGAATATTGTTAGCAGCAGCTGTTGCAGCTACTGTTGGAATTTGTTCGAATAAATTTAATGCAACAGAAGCACTTCCGTTTGATAATAAACCTCCGTATAAAGCACCAGTTGCACCACCAAAGCTACCGTTTGCAGATCCGCTACCGTTTAAAGGAATAGAAGCTGTATAAGCCGCATATGCTCGACCTTGCGGATCTAAGTAGTTTGGTGTTGGAAAATATACGCTAGATACTCTAATATAATTAGATCTGTTAGGGTAACTGCCTGTTATATTTAAATAAGCAGCACCGCTTTCATCATAAGCCACTCTTTGATCTTGATCTCCAATTACGTATGCAATATAGTTGTTTTGATTTGGATCTAGAGATAAATTAGTCCAGGTTTCTAATACTGTTTGTCCTTGTGTGTAATCATTTCCTTGTCTAACAAGTAGAGTAAAGTACCCTGAAGCCGAATCAGCTTGAGAGATCTGCCATCTAACGTTGTCAGCAGAACCAGAAGGTAACAAGCCGTTAGTTGCTGTAGTAGCGCCTTGGCTATTATTCATCACTGTACCTACTGATAAAGTACTTATTTGGAAAGAAGCTGAACCTAAGCTATTAACAACTGTAGAAGAAGTAGCTGCAGTATAAGAACCACTCGCTACTCTCGTTACTAACAACGAAGTACCTCCTTGTTGGAAGTAGTTGTAAGCTGCTTGAGAAGTTAAGTACTCTTGTGTATTACCTCCAGAAATGAAAGTAGTTCCGTACTTAGCTTTATACTCTGAGTATGAAGTTACAAGGGTTGGGATATTCACTTTTCCTACTACTGTAGGGCCGATTAAAGCCGATCCTACTGTAATTGGACCTGCTGTTATTTGAGAAAGGTCGTTTTCTCTAAGGAAAACGCCAGGACTAATTAATGCTTCTGCCATTTTATGTGTTTATTTCTGATAATAAATAGCTGGTAATGATGGCAAAACCTAATTTATTGTATTGGTGTGATAACGCCGGTTTCTACGTCGATAGAACCATTACCGTACTTAGTGCCAAACCCTGTCAATAGGGCTTTTTCTTTTAAAGCGTTCTGCTTAATAATACTGTTTAAATTCTCAATCTCAAACTCTAAAAGAGTCTTTTTGTAATTTAAATCACCTAAAACTCCGATTGTTTCGAAGATTTCTTCTCTAAGACCTTGGAACTCTTTAAGTTCTTCCTGTGTTAACGTAACTTTTTCTGACATTTTACTTCTTTTTTGCTTGTTTAACTATTGCTTTAGCGTCTTTAGCTGCTTTTGAAGCTTTTTTCGCTACTTCATTCTTAGGAGCTACCTTTTCTACCTTTTCTACTACTTCTACTACTTCTTCAACTGCTGGAGTAATCGCTTCCTTTGCGTTTTCAATAGCTTTAGAGATCTTAGACTTGTTTAGTAAGTAAGCAACAGCTACTGCTACTACTACAATAATGATTCCGAATAACATATAATTAAATTTTGGTGTTGTATTATATAAATATATAACTATTTTAAAGAATTAACTAACTTCTTACAGTATTTTATTTTCTTTTAAGAAATTATATAGGTTATTTGCATAGATTCTGTTGTGTTCAGGGCCAGGATGTGCACCATCTGATCCATAGTCTCTATAATTCCTATAATCATCGTCAAATCGATTAGGTTCTTCTATAGCTTTATATACATGGGCTCCATTCCATACAAACGGAGTATTTTTAGTCTGTAAAAAATATTTAATCAATAAGTGGTTCTTATACCAGTTAACAGTTCCATCTTCTTTATTAGTAATATTAGATAAATGATGGTATGTCTCTCTTCCTGCGGGGTCTTCTTTAAAGTACCCCCAAGGATTCCATGCAAAAGGTTCAACTCCTCCTTCATTAGTATAGTAGTCTCTTCTATCTTGGTTTGGATACATTATTAAAACCAAGTCTGGTTTAATTAAGTCGTAATATGTTAATAAACATCTTGAAACGTAATCGCTACTTCTACCTCCGAATCCGAAGTTTAAATCTACTGCGTTAGGTATTAGTTTACAGAGTTGATGTGACCAGGTTTTATTATCATCTACTCCTACTCCTTCTGTATGTGAACAGCCTAAAGACATTACCTTAAATCCTTCTCTAGTAGGTTCATCTCCTCTAAATCCTAAAGAGTTATAAGTGTAAGTGTTTTCTCCTGAGTTATCAGATCCTGATGTCTTATACACTTTACTTTTTCTTGCTTCTAACTTCCACTTATAGGAAGATACTTCAAACGTATCTGGTGTCCAATATTTTATCATAGTAGAGTTTTAATATTAGTTTCTAAGTTGATTCTGTACTTTTTTCCGTAGGGAAATCCTATGTTTTCTAGGCCTTCAATACTTAAATACTCTAATACTCTTTTAAAACCGCTACCGTAGTATAGTTCTTCGTAAGATACTCTAAAATAATCCTTAGCTAAATAATGTTCTTTAAAAACTCTTTTTACTTCTTTAAAAGATTTCTCTTCTTTTTCATTTTTTAAACTACTGTACACCCATTGATCTCCCCAATTATTTTCAATAGTAGCATTTATCCATGAATCTAACTGCTCTCTTTCATTCTCTCTGTACAATAGTATTACTTTATCAGAGATTGAAATTAACTCATTAAAATGCAATCCATTACCTAAGATCTCTTTTACAAGTAAGTGTTCTGTAGAGTATTTCCACTCAGAAGGCGGCGTACTGCCTTTGAACCATTTCATCTTTGAATTTGTCATTGGTTCAAACAGGACAGTAAAGTCTTGCTTAGAACAAAACCAATTTGCTAAATTAGTCGAACCAGATCTAGGCTCTGCTAAAATTGTTATAATCACAGTAAAGTTTTTTTATCTGAATTATTTCGTTTTAAAGTAATCCAGGTTACTAATGAAAACCTACTACCGTTTGTTATTGGTGTTACTTTGTGTAGTAAATTTGAATTAAAAATAAATAAATTTCCAATACCCTTTTCAAAAGTATATTCTAACATATTTGATTCTTTATATAATAAATCTCCGCCTTCATAATCATTATTTAATTGTATTACAGCTGTGTAAAATCTATCTCTAAATATCTCACCATCTCCAGAATCACTATGCCAATCATAGTGTCCTCCAATATCATATTTTATAAATTGAAATTTATTAATAGGACCTAGTTCATACCCTTTTAATTTAATTTCTTCTTTTAGTAAAGCTTCTAACTTTGATTGCAAAATTTCATTTTCAATTCTAACTATTTTTGCGTCTCTTATTTTTTTAAGTTCTTGTAAGCTGAGATTACTTCCTATATTTCCATTTTCTAATTCTTTTTTAGAATTTTCATTAATGATAACTTCACACTCATTTTTATTTAAAAAATCTTTAAATGTTTTTATAAATTGCATTCTAAATTTTATATTAAAGATTTTATATTTTTTGTAGAGGCACTATCTAACCTATATCTATTTTTAATATCTAAAAACATCTTAAAGTATTCTTCAACATGTTCTATCTCCAAATACTTAAATAAGTTGTCGAAGCTATTATAGTATAAGTCTTCGTAGTAGAAAACCTTAGCATTTAGATGCTCTTCTAGTTCTTGGATTCTGCTCTTCTCATCTAACAGTACCTTATCCATTTCATCCATGAAAAAGTCTAACTTTTCATCAATAAGATATCTAGTGGGTTCCAGGAAAGAATTGTGCTTAGCAGCATATGCTAGGCTTTCAGTTTGTTCTTTGTGATTCCTTCTCGACAATACAAGAATTTTGTCAAAGTCCTGTTTAACAGCTTCGTAGGGAATTTGCTTATAAAAAAACAATCCGATAGCTGATTTTACAAATACGTTCTTGCTAGATACGATTTGAGTGTACTCTACTTTATTCTTTGCTTCTAATTCAGCGACTAAAGGAGACCAGGGTTGACTAATTATAGTATACTCTGGATTTATTTTTTCAAAGTACTTTAAGATAGAGGTAGAGCCGCAACGTGGCGTATATAGCATTAATAATCTCATAACTTTTTTTATAGAAGTGTCTTAGTATTCTTTTCTTTAAAATACTCTTCTTCTATTTGTAACCAAAAATGCCTAGGACATGCATCGATTTTTGGAGAAAATACTTTTTTATCTAAAGGACATAAACAATCTATACAATACTCTTCTCCTGTAATAGGTCTAGCCTCTCCATAGTACTTACACCCTACACAGATATTATACCTTTGTTGAGCTAGTTCTTTTTGTCTAACAGTTGGATTAGATGCAATTATCCACGACTGTGCTATTTCTTTTATTTTATCGAACATAACGTTTACTGATCCATTTAAGAATTAGCAGTAATTATAAGACTCCCGATTACTGTCATTACTTGATTTATAGATCCTTTTTCTGTATTTGTCATTTTATAATTTTTTATATATAGGTTAAGGTTGAGGGCAGTTGTTGCAGCCTGATCTGCAGGTGTAAGTTGAACCACAGCAAAGCGGGGTACTCTTACTACAGTATACACTGTAATTACATCCGCTATAGTATCCTTCATAACAAGGTGCAGCGTTGTGTTCAATAGCTACAAAAGAAGTATTGTCTTCTGCCGAAGCTCTAGTTAAGAATAAATGCTCTCTTTCTACTTCAATAATGTACCCGCCAAAGAACTGAGATATTGTTTCTATACTTGCAACTACTTTTTCTACAAACGTAGGAGTCTCTAAGTTTGAAGCATCTAGTAATAAGACTGTATCCCCTATTGCTAAAGTATTCTCTTCCGGAGAGTTCGGTCTAATAGATAAAAACCTAACTTCATTATTCTTTACAGCTAAGTACTTTGAACCTTCTGTGTCAAGCCAATCTGTTGCGTCAGTAAAGTTCAACTTTGTTATAGGGCACCAAGTATTAATTGTAGCTTTTTTTAGTATCTTGTTAGTCGAATACGTAGTTCCGGCTTCTAACTCATCGACTGTAATTTTATAATTTGCAGTTTCGTCGTAGTTACCTACATTAAACGGATTTGGAATATCAATAGTCTTAATAAGATCTCCAACTTGTAAGTCTGCTGCTGATTTTGTAGTTCCGTCTGCCATAACTACTAAGTCGGTTTGTTCTAATTTAGGAAGTTTATGGGTGAAGTCGGCAGTTATGTAAGCATTCTTAGAAGATATTAACTCGAAAGTCTCGGTATCGTATTGCTTTTCTCCTGTTACAACGTCTGTACAGAATGTTGTATAGCCTCCTAGAGGTATAGATTCTAAAGTAGGAGGGTATAGTAAAGATAAACCTCTTTTTAACTGAAGATGATCTCCTAGTAAAGTAGAGGGATTGAATAAGAATTCCATTAAGAAATAGTCCTCTGTTAAAGTACTTAAGACTACATCCAATTCTTGTTGATTAGTAACTTTAAATAATTTAGGGTACTGGCTTTTATCGTAGTTTGGATATCTAGCTTTTAAAATAAAATTAGGGTGTTGTCCATTATCTGCTATACTCGTAATATAGTTAGTAAGATTGCTATCGCTATCTAAATATGCAAATTGAAATCCAAAAGTCTGGTCTTTTATTAGCTTAAGAAACTCTACTTTATCTCGACAGTACGTACTGTCTACAATAGCTGTAGTGTCGTAGGCACTTCTTATAATAAGGGTAGTTTCGGTATCTTCTACAAACGGTACAGTAAGACTTCCTTCTGTTACTTTAAAGTATTCGTATTCTAAAGATAATCCTGCAGTAAAGGTTTTCAGTGTAGTATTCAAATGACTAATGTTGCCGATATATACGATCTTGTTGAAACTACGTTCTGAAATGAAAGCCGTAAGCCCGCTCAAATCTAAAGCTTCTTCATTACTCTCTAGTTTATTATAGTGCCAACCAACAGATGTATTGATTTCAATTGGCTTTAAATTACCGTCTCTGTCGTACATAAAGTCCGAACCTATTAATAATGTTCTCATTAGCTTATCTCTTTATACATAAATAGTTTGTAATTTTACTTCCTGAGTCCGTATTTAATCCATTTATACCATATTCTTTCATGAATATAGTACTGAATCGGTTTATACACTAACTCTGCTATTCCGAATGCAGCTCCTACCTTAATTGAACCGCTTATCAGCCACATAATTAAAAATCCTATTAAGGTGCTTACAATTCTATAGCTGACTGTCTTAGCTATATGTCGTTTTTTCTCTACTATCATACCAATGATTTCGTTTTTTTGCTATTCTTATGTTCTCTTATAGCAAAATCTATAATAAAATGAATCCTATCTAGATCACTATTATTTTCTACTGAATGCATATTCTGATTATTAATCTCCCAGATTTCTCCCTCTTGCATATATTTTTCCTCTCCTCCGACTCTAAAAATAACCTCCGGATTCGTTATTAATGCAATATGTGTCCTTTTACAAAACTCTAGACTGTCAGTATTATCTATATGCGGTTTAATTCTAGATTGCTTCTTTAACTTAACTAGTAATACTCGGATAAACTCTCCTTTACCGTACTTGGCTTCGTATATTGGCTGTAATCCGTCTAGTAGAGTCTGGATATCAAACTTATAAAAGTTCGAATGTACCTTTCCTTTTACGTTTTCGTAAATAGAATCAATATCCCAAATCAACTCTACAGTCTCTGTATGCTTATGTGCACCAAAGATACTTTGTCTAATAGTATGCTCTGACCAGATTTCTTCTCCAACGTTAGCTAGTTTAGCTTTCATCTCGGACACATCAAAGTATCCAGTATAGTCAAAATTAAAACTCATAATTTGCCCTCTTTTTTCATTTGCTCTCTAATTTGAGTAGCAGAGATATCATGAATCTCTTGTGGTGGTACGTGCTCTATAACATCATACCCGATTCCTCTGCCAATATTTACCGATTCAATATCAGGAATAATAATAATCTTTATTTTTCCTTCAGATACTAGATCTATTAAGACTGTAGCAAGATTCATTAGAACCTCATGTGCAGTCCAGGGATTTTTCTCATCAGGCTCTACATCCCTAATACATAGTAGTACCTTTTTACCTTCGCTTAAAGCCTGGTCTATTAACCAGCGATGTCCATCATGCCAAGGTTGCCATCTACCGATAAACATTGCATGACCTTTACCATTACTGTTGCCTTTTGCTAATATATTTTTCATAAACTCAATTTTTGTCTTAATTCTTGAAATACTTCAAACTCTGATCTACTAGTAGTATCGATATCTACAAAATTCTCTGTAGGAGCACTATAATCCGCTACGTGAAACTGTTCTCTACCTCTAATATCTGTAGTATGTA